AATGTCATATACAGAGATAATGTTCGAGGATCATATTTCCTAGAGAAAGGAAACACAGACACATATAAGAAAATGGTCGAGGAGCAGTACAAAAAATGATTAACACAGACACAAGACTGGGATATCTATTATCAAAAGAATTTAAAGATATGACCCCAGAAGAACAACAAGAATATAAAGGTTATAAAAATTATGTTGTGATGAACTACTTGGGCATACCAACAAGCCCGAATAGTATACGCACAAGGTTAGAAGCCTGGCGCGAAGAAACTAGATCAGGCTATTGGGATTAGGAGATAAAAAATGCCAAGAAAAAAGAAAGAAGTAGACATCGACAGTAAAGTTGATGAACTAGAAGCGGCTAAAGAAAAATACATGAGCGAAAACACAGTCATCAGCATTGGTGGCTATGCTTTTACTCCTGCCAAACTGATGATCGCAGGTACGATAGTATCAACAGTATTAGGTGGTTTGTATGGTGCGTTTGAAGTTTATAAAGATTATATGAGCATGAAAGAAGCCATCAATAACTATGTTACCCCAGACCTATCTGGTCTACAAGAGCGTATGACTAAACTAGAGCAAAAAATAGACGGTACGGTAGTATTGGTAGGTCAGAGCAACGATATCATACGCGGTGTGCGTAACGACCTAAAAGCAGACATAGACCGTGTGGAGGCGAGTGTTGACGCAGCCGAGCGTAGAGGTCGTGAATTGGATCGTGACATACGAAGTTTTGTAAATACTACAGATAGAGACATGGCTAATAGACTACGCGCTATAGAGCGTGAGACAGACGCTAAGGTTAAAGACTTAGAAAAGAAGGTAGATGAAAAGATACAGAAAGCATGGGAAAATCCACTAGCAAAATAATTGAAACATTGTATGTTTCAGGAGACCCTAAACGGTATGTGGTGACTAATACAGATAAGATCATATTAGTCACCCATGACATAAGGTTCGCAGAGAAGATAGCATCCGTTATTGCTAACATAGACGATCCAAAAAATTATTACCTAAAAATACGATAAATACTCTAATGCGAGCCACAGAATTCATCACTGAACGCAAAAAGAAGCGTAGAAAAACTAAGTTGGGACGATATTTCTTCCCAGGATTTGCCTATTATGGAGGCTATGGTGGTGAAGGTGGTGCCGGGGGCGGAGATGGCGGTGGTGGGGAGAGCATGTACGAAGGTAAAGAGATCGCCGGGGAAGTAGAAAAATTCAAGGACTGGGCATGTGAAAAATTACATGTCAAGAATCCACCCAAGATAGAATTGAGTTACGATACAGAAGAAGCCCAGACAAATCATCATACAGGTGGTCATGTCATAGGCGATGATAAAATATGGGTTTATGCTAAAAATCGTAATTTAGTTGATATTTTGCGCACCGTCTTTCATGAGTTAGTACATGTAAGGCAAGGCGAATTAAACATGGTTGATAATAATGATAGTTATCCAGGCAGTGCAATAGAGTCTATGGCAGATATGCTTGCTGGAAAGTATATCAAAATATACGGAAAAGAAAATAATAAAATTTTCCAATAAGGAGAAATAAGATGGCTATAAGAGAAAGATTAGTTTTGGTTCCACAAGCAGGTGCAACACTTGTGTTGATAGACCAGTGGGCTGCTGCGACACTACCTGCTGAAGAGTTACCATTATTCGAAGCAGCAAAACAGCGTCATGACGACTTCATCAATTCAAAAGCATCATCAGTCAATCTGATTGATGGTGAATCTATATTTGATGACGAAACAAAGCATGATGAAGCCCAGAGTGGCGGGGATATGGATTACTTATTTTATTGGTATCGTTATCTTACCGAAACCGGTACTACTGTAGAAAAAGTAATAGAAACAATATAATATATTGACTTTACCCAATTTTTATGTTAATCTTATCATATGATAAGGTTGCTTAAAAAATTACCCAGAAATCTAACAGTTGCATTCAGCGGCGGCGTCGATAGCGTTGCCGCTGTAGATTTCCTTGATCGCAATCACCATGTGTCTTGCGCATTCTTCCATCATGGTACAGACAATAGCGAGAAAGCGTTGAAGTTCGTCGAAAGATTCTGCGCAGATAGAAATCTCCCATTATATCTAGGCTTCATCAACAGACAAAGGCCTGATCACAAAAGCATGGAGGAACATTGGCGCGATGAGCGTTATAAGTTCCTTCGCAAGTTTGAGACTGTTGTGACCGCACATCATCTTAACGATGCTATCGAAACCTACCTATGGTCTGCTATGCACGGCGATCCTAAAGTTATTCCCGACACACGCAACAATGTAGTCAGACCATTCTTACTGACAACCAAGGCTGAACTAGTAAGTTGGTGTGAGCGCAAAGGTCTTGAATGGTGTGAAGACACTAGCAACCAAGATGACAAATACATGCGTAATTATATTCGTAAACATCTAGTACCGCATGCATATCATGTGAATCCGGGCATCGAAAAAGTAGTGAAGAGAATGATCTTAGATGCTTGTCAGCCTGAATAAAAATAAATGGTTGTTAGAATGGATGAAAGATAACTGGCGTGAAGAAATGTTGAATATATTCACGCTGGTCGATTCTTTCTCTAGTAGACCAAATATAGCAAGAGAATTTTCTAATTTATTAATAAAGAATGGTTATAAGACTAAGGTCACTAAAAATAATGATGTGATCATAGCTATGACTGAAGAGGAATTTGTCTTTTTGAAACTCAAGTATTATTAAATTACCCAAACTTGAGAATTCCTTCGTAAAATGTTTGACTTATTTGCACGGTTTGTATATACTTGTTCTTTACTCAGCATACAGGAGAGATTTTATGTCCAGTAGAACTTTTAATAACGAAGCCAAGATCAAATTGACCCAACTTATCAATGAAGGTATGGCTGTCATGCAAGAAGTCGAGACCTTGCAAGAAGGATTGAGCGACACAGTAAAGGCCATCGCCGAAGAACTTGAAGTAAAGCCAAGCATCCTCAAGAAGGCTATCCGTGTAGCATATAAGTCGCGTTTGGGCGAAACTAATAAAGAAAACGAAGAACTCAATACTATCCTAGAGACTGTCGGCAAGACTCTCTAATTTGGGTAAATGCTGGTTGCAACGCATACCCATATCTGTTATTATAACAATATGTTCAATTACCCTCCGAGGTTTGGGTATGCGTAATTTATCAGTTTCAATCGCAGTTAGTTTACTTGTAGCAGGTTGCGGGGGCGGCGGCTCCGATTCCGGACCCTCGCCCACTTCTGTAGCACAATCAAATGTTCCTGTGAAGGACCCGTTAACCATCTATACCGGGGCATCATATGATGCAGGTGACGGTGGCGAGAACCCAAGATGGGTCATAGCAGACTTCAATAAAGATGGATTGAAAGATATCTTTTTGCGTTACGATCCCGTATCCGCGTTTTCTACCACGACTACAGGAAGTAGCCCGGTGAGATTTTTCTTGGCTAATTCTAACGGCGGGTTCGAACAAGATAAAAATATCTTTATCGAAGGATACAGCCCTACACTTGTCAACCGAATCGTCGCTAGTGATTTTAATGGTGATGGTGGTACGGATATATTGATAGCAGCAGCAGGTCAAGATCCATATATAAATGGTCTACCTGCTCAATCTGGTTATACTGGTGAGATGTCACAAGTTTTAACTTATACTCCTAATGGTTATAAGTTAGCCAAGATCAATAATAATGTCAATGCGTTTGCTCACCACGCTAGCACAGGAGATATCAATGGTGATTATCTTCCAGATGCATTTGTCGCTTCTTTGGTTTTCTCAAGTCCGTTCTTCATCATGGGAGACAACAACGGAAACTATAAAGTAGATCGCAATAGATTTCCTAGCGATATGTTTGGACCTCATAAAAACATCATCGACAGGTTCGCTGATTTCTCTACTAAGAAATGGGAAAATTTATTGTTCACATCTAGCGCGTTTATCGATGCTAACAACGATAATCACCAAGACATTGCATTGATGGCTATGGCGGGAACTAAGACTAGCATCATTCTGTTGAATGACGGTGCAGGTAATTTTTCTAGTTCGCGCATGATGGAACTTCCTACAGGTCCTTATGGTGCAGGTTATGCATACAAAAAGAATAATACTGATACAAAATATGTCGAGGTAGGCACTATACATCTAGATACTATAGTTGTCGATATCAACAATGATGGTCGTAAAGATATCATTTCCTTGACTACAGAATCAAACGAAACTGAACAAGAGGTAATTTATTATCGCGGTGCTAGTTTGCAGGTATTGATCAATAATGGCAATGGCTTCACTGATGAAAGCAAAACTAGAACTAATTTTACCCATGTGTCTAGCAAAAATTACACTCATTATGATACAATAGAGTTTGCTGATATCAATAACGATAAGTGTTCAGATATTTTGTTGCACCGTGGTCAAGTAAATCTAAAAGATAGTTCTATGCCTACACGAATATTGTTGAATGATTGCAAAGGTAACTTCAATGAAGTCAGTTATCCGAAAAATCTTCCTGCAGGCATTTTAACAGTTTTAGGTGACGGTAACTACGCACTATTGATCAGCCAGAAAAATGGCAACACTTATACCCAGCGTGTTGATCAAGTTCGATATGATTGGTCTTTGGGTAAAAGTCTTTTTAACTAATGAGGATTATAAGTAGATAGATGTCATATGTAGACGCGATTCACGACAGAGACAGTGACAGGATATTCGTTGTAGAGCGACAGCCAGACGGCAAGCGCACATACAATGAATTTCCTGCCAATTACACATTCTACTATACTGACCCTAAGGGCAAGTACCGTAGCATATATGGCGAACCAGTCACACGCTTCAGCACAAGGAAGCGTACTGAGTTTGAAAAAGAAAAGCGTATACACAGCAATAAGAAACTGTATGAATCGGACATCAATGTGGTGTTCCGTTGCCTCTCAGAGAATTATCTAGGGGCGGAGCCTCCAAAACTCCATACAGTGTTCTTTGACATTGAGGTAGATTTCGATCCAGAGAAGGGATTCAGTCCAACAAGCGATCCTTTCAATCCGGTGACTGCTATCTCAATGTACTTAGATTGGCAAGATACACTTGTCACACTTGCTATTGCGCCCAAACACATGAGTCCTGAAACTGCTCAGGAAATATGTAATGAGTTTGAAAACTGTTTATTGTTTCCAAACGAAGTAGAAATGTTTGAGACATTCTTTGAATTGATCAAAGATGCTGACGTTCTAACTGGCTGGAACTCAGAAGGATACGATATACCCTACATGGTAAATCGTGTCACAAGAGTGATGAGCAAAGATGATACACGCAAGTTTTGTTTGCTTGGTCAGATGCCTAAGCCAAGAGTCTATGAGCGTTTCGGTAAAGAAGAAACTACTTTCGATCTCGTGGGTCGTATTCATATGGACTATCTACAGTTGTATAAGAAATACAACTACGAAAGCCGTCATAGTTATTCGTTAGATGCTATCGGTGAGATGGAAGTCGGTGAGCGCAAGACGCAGTACGAAGGTACATTAGATCAATTGTATAACAAGGATTTCAAAAAGTTCTTAGAGTATAATCGTCAGGATACGATGTTGCTTGTCAAGATCCACAACAAATTGAAATTCCTTGATCTTGCTAACGCGCTAGCGCATGAGAATACTGTACTGTTGCCAACAGTGATGGGTTCTGTAGCGATGATTGAGATGGCTATCATGAACGAAGCACATGAGCGTGGACTCATGGTTCCTGATAAGAAAAGAAATAGCAGTGATGGTGAAATGGCAGCAGCAGGTGCTTATGTTGCTGTGCCAAAGAAGGGCATACATGAATGGGTAGGTGCAGTTGACATCAACAGTCTATATCCATCAGCGATACGCACATTGAACATGGCTCCTGAGACTATCGTTGCGCAGGTTCGTCAGACATTGACAGAACAATATCTTACAGAAAAAGCACGAAATCTCGCTAGCGAAAAACGAAACTATGATGAAGATGATGACCTTGAGATGAGTTCGTTATTATGGGAAGGCTTGTTCGGCACATTAGAATATGAAGCCATCATGAAACAAGAGCGCGGCACTATGCTCACAGTCGATTTTGAGAGTGGTGAGAGCATAGAGATGAGTGCTGCTGAAGTATGGAAACT